CGGACGCCGTGGCTGTTCCGGCAGCACTTGCAGCGGCGGCAGTAAACGTGACAGCGTTTCCGGCAGTCGAGTATGCATTCGTTTGCACAACAACGACGGCACCGGAGGACGAAGCAACATACGAAGCTGCGAAAGTCGTGTTCTTGTTGAGCATGCGGGCAACGCCTGCGGCCAGAAGTTGCAGTTTTCCCGCGTTTCGAGCTGAAACGGTCGTTTTATTGGTAAACGTGCCGACATTTACCGTAATGCTGTCGCCGACGGCGAACGTGCCGCCCAGCGTTATGGTTCCGAACGAAGAAGTTCCAGCGGTTTCATAAGCGCCGATGCCGGAGACGAGGTTCATCGAGACCGCACCCGCAACTGAGCCGGAAAACACATATGACAGCGCAACAATTTTATGGTTCAGGCCGAGCGGGTAACGAGCTTCCACAACTGTAGGAGCAACGCTCGCCGCAAGAGTAATCGGCTGAAACACAATCGGGAACCAAGAGTTGTACCCTACGGAGTTTTGACGGCGACGTTTCGACTTAATTACAGACATGTGTTGCCCTTTACAGATTAGCGGCTCGGACTGTATCGCCGCAAGCGCATATTATGTATTAAGTTTAACACATATTTAGGGCATAATTCAAACAAAACGCACACCTCGCAGTGTGCGTTTTGTGCTTATGAGTGACTAAAGCTTCGTCGCGCACAATGAAGCGTAAGTAGGTTCATTGCAACTCAAGAATAGTATTCAACAAACAAAAACGAGATACCTTTCGGTATCTCGTCCCCGCTTCTTTGGGCTAGGGAAGCTTTCGTCTGTAATCAGCCCGTGCCTTGCAATGCTTTGAACAGTACACGGCGTCAGAACGCCTGGCTTCAAACTCCACGCCGCATGGACAGGTCCTCGCATGAACTTCAGCCCGTTTCCGTGAACGATAGTACAGTTTTATAAAGCTTTCGGGGAGCTCTAGGGCTTCCTTGCCCTCGGGCAGCTCCTTTTGTGACCGCTTTAAGTATTGAACAGCGGCTAGCATTACAGTAAGATCGTCCTTGAACATGCCTAGGCCGTTGTTGCAATTTTTGCACAGCAAGCCGCGCACAAAGCCGGATTCATGACAGTGGTCTACGTGCGGTAGGATCATCAAAACGTGGCAGATCGCACACTTGTTTTTTTGGTGCGTCACGAGGGCGCGATAATCGTCTATATTTAACTCATATTCACGGCGAAGTTCTCGTTCGTATTCTTTTGGGCGGTCCCTTGCCGCGTTCGCGGCTTGAAGCCGCGCTAGGCGATAGTTTTCGTCGGCGGCATATCGTTCATTTGAACGTTCTTGTCTACGGGCACGATTTTCCGCATACCATCCTGTTTTGCTTTTGTAATCGGCTTTGTTTTTCTCAGACTTTACTTCGTCGGGCAACGCAGCGTATCGTGCATTTCGTTGGGCATTGCGTTTGTCCTTATTTTCTGCGTAGTATTCTTTTCGTTTTTGGTAACGTTTTTTTTCCTGAGCCTTCTTTTGTTCCGGCGTCATGTTTTCCCAACGAGGCATAAATAAAAGCACTCCTTTCGTGAAGTGCTTTTATTATACTAGTGTGGGGTTACGTTGTCAAATTATGTTCCTACGCGCCGGAACTTCCCACAATTCCGCGCGCGTCCACGGCGCCCCATACTGCGCGGAACTCGGTTTCTTGGATCATTGAGTTTGTCGGATCGTCGACGTAGGAGCGTTGTTCGTCCCACTTTACGTCAGCAAAAACGGTGTGAGCGTCGGTGCCGGGGTCGCCCTTGCCAGCAAGCACGAACCACGGGAACGGACCTGCCGGGTTAGCGGTCAAGTATTCAATCGGCATCGGTTGAATGGTTCCGGCAACGACGTTGACGCGGTTCTCATCCGAAGTCGGATAATAGCTTGACGAGAGGACTTCCTTAGCCGTTTGGTCAAGACCTAACGGGTAGATCAGTTGCTGTGGCGTGCGGTACGATTTAAGGCCGCGGTCATCGGGAATATCGGCCATAAGGACGTAAGCTTGCTGCAATGTATCGGTGGTCAATGAAACATTGCCGAGGAAGTTGCTGTATGCATTGACGCCGGGTTGTGAGCTTGCGCCGAGCAGCGGATGTGCGGCAGAGCAAAGCGGCTGACCGTCGCCGAGGGTTACAGCATTGTTGAAAGCAAGATTAAAGACGTTCCAGAACAAGAATTCTTTGGTTTGATCTGAAGAGTAGCGCAATTGACCGGGAAGTTTCGGGATGATGTGCTTCGCATCTTCGCGGGTCATCTCTTTAGTGACGATGTAGCGGAGAGCATACGACACGTAAGGGAACAGGCTAGGCGTGCCTTCTTTTGAGTAGTCAACCACCGGCACTGCGCCTTCGGTCTTCTCGCTCAAAGTTCCAAAGCCGACAAGCGGCATGGTTTGGAAGAAGGAGCGATCAGCGTCGCCCTTGTACATATTAAAAACGCTGGGGTAGCGGAGCGGCTTGAACGGTGCCGAATTAGAATAGATTTTATCGAGCAGCTTAACCTGCGCGTTAAAATAGGTTCTGGTATTGATAATTGATCCCATTTAATTTACTCCCTAAACCAATGCAGCGCCGAAGAAGGTGACTCCAACCGATGCGCCCAGGTTGCCTACGTCGTTGCCGACTGAAGCGAAGGGACCGTTGGGTTTTGTGGTGATAACGCCGACCTTATTTGAGGCGGTCGGGTCAAACACGTAGAAGCCGGTCGTGCCGTCGATGGCGATGCCGACTTGCGTTCCGATGTTGGCTTGTTGTGCGCCGCCAGTTACCCAGCCAGTTGTTGCGGTCAAATTGCCGATAACCAGGTCGTCCGGCAAGATTTGTGCAACGAGGGTTTGTCCAGGAGACAACGGAAGGAGCGTGCCGACTTGAGAAATACCGAGGGCGTCGATCGGGCTGTACGCGCCGATGTTTGCTTCGCCCCCGTAGTTTGCGCGTGAATCATGCGCCGCAACACCAGCGATGCCGGTTGCCACGTTTGCGGCTGCCGGAGCGATGAGGCCGCCCGCTAAGACAACAAGCGCACCATCAAGGCACGTTGCCGAGGCCGAAAATGACCGCAACGGTACAACGCCGGTCTGTCCTGCCTGAGATTGAACAATCGGCGTTTGTGCCGTATAAGTAATGCCAGCCATTTAGGGCCTTTCAATAAAAAGGTTTCTCCTGCTAATCATATAATTTTAACACAATGCGGTCAAGCTTATAATACAAAAAGAACGCTTTTCAGCGTTCTTTAGGCAATTTGTTACCTTAGCGGCAACTAATTGGCTTCTTTGACCTCAACTTCGGCTTGGACTCGTCCGCCTGTTTGTGAACGAAGTTGGTTGTTTAGGAAGTTAAACGCATCATTGCGTACCGTCTTTTGGATGGCAACAGCTTCGCGCCATTTGTATAGCTCTTTGACGGCTTGCGGTTGAACTTCAACCAACACCACGTCTTTGACCTGAACGCACTCTTGCCCAGCCATTTTGTGTGTCGAGATGGGTGCATCCATGTCGTCGCGAAACTCGTCAACGGTAACAATGCGGTACATCTTAGACCGCACTTTGCCCATGATTTCGTCAGACTTTTTGCAGTTTACCCACGCATAGGCACACCCCGGGCTAGGGTGCTTGAGAAACTTTTCAGTCTGGGAAAAGATTTGTGTGTTGTCGCCGGGGCGAGCAGACACGTCCACAAGGTCCTCAAGAGCCATGAATTTACCGTTCGGCAAGGCCACGCGAATGGAACTGCGGGTTTTTTGGTCGTTCTCTTGAAGCGCCTGGACTTGCTCAGAAGCCGAAGGCGGAAGATACGGGTTATTTTTGCGAGCAGGCATTAGAGGTCGCCTTTCTTGTAAAGCTCATGAAGATCGGAATCTTTGAGTCCTTGCGCTTTTCCAAGTTCCCAGGCGTACTTTTGTTGTTTTGAAAGTTTAAGTTGGACAGGAGTTCCACCGCGACCGCCCGAACCTGCAAACGGCGGAGGCACGTTGCGCCGAGCGTTGTTCTTTTCTTGGGTTTCAGCAGCAAGGCCGCGAGCGGTTGCGCGAATTATCTTTAGATTATCTTCAAGCTTTGACGGGTCAGCGGAAGCTAGTTGCTCTTGGGTGAAGGCAGAAACCAATTTATCAAACTCGGCTCTAGTGTCACTATCCATCCCAGATGTGGAAGCGTATTGATTGATGGCAAAACGTGTATTCTGCGCCGCCACCGGGTATAAATTCCGCTTGTTCGCCTCTTCCGCCGTCCGTTGGCCCTGCATGAACACCTCAAGAAGAGCCTCCCCAGGATTCGACGCAAACTTTTGGTTTAATTGATTGATCGCGTCTTGTCGTGCTTGGTCATTAGTTGAAGGAAACAAGCTGGTTGGGGCGTTGTAATGCGGCGTTTGCGGAACGGGAGCTGCCGGGGCCGTGTAAGGTTGATACATTGGCGCTGCGGAAGCCTTTAAAGCTTCGTTTTCGGCCTCTAAACGGGCAAGACGCTTTGTAACGTCGTCTTTATCGGACTTATCGTTACCGTCTTCAACTTCTGGGTAAAAGTTTACCGTTGTTGATTCTTCGTCATCCTCGAAGGGAACATCTAACAAACGAAGAATAGGGTCTTCATTGTCATCGCTATCACTCGGATATAGGGCCACGGTGAAACACCTCGTCTAACCATTCGGGTACATCTAGCTCACATTCTTCATAAGCTCTTGTAAATCCTGCATGTAGCTCTTGCATTGCTATGACAATTCCTCGGCGTTCTCCGGGGTCAAGCGTTGCATCTGTCACGAGCTTCAACACCCAGGTTTTGAGCATGGGCTTGAAGCAAACGTCGAACAAATGTTCAAAAGCTTGTGAGTCGAGAAACGACCGAGCAAAAGACTTGATTTCTCTTAAATCAATCACGGATGGGGTTGTCCAGGCGGCCCTTGCTGCTTGCTGGGAGATACTTTGCCATGATTCATGGCAGCCAAGACCATCTGTTGTTGTTGCTGTTGTTGTGCGGCTTGAGCTTGCTGCGCTGCTTGTTGCTTTGCCTCGTCCTGTGTGCCGATGAGACGCGTTACTTCGGGAATATCGTACGTTTCGACAATCATCGAAGCCATGGCCCAAATTCTTTCGAGATTACCTTGCATAAGCGGCGTTTGCATCAGGAAATTCGCCAGCATCATCATGTCATTGCGGCGATTCTCTTTGTCGAGCGGGCCGCCCATCCCAGCGATGCCGAGCGTGTAGTCTAAACAAAGTACTTCTTTCGGAATGACAACTTTCTTGACACCCTGGCTTGACTGATCGACCGATTCCATTTGGTTTTTGCCGTATTGCTTATACAGGCCGTGAATATAGTCGAAGATTTCGAGCATCCATTCACGAACAAGGCTAATAACCATGTTCGTTTGCATTCCTTGGACTGCTGCTTGCTGTTGGGCTGCTCTAGCCGATCTTTGCTGCCCGCCGCCGTTTATCGAGCCCGCAGGTGGGTTTCCTGCCGTTTGCGGGGCACCTGTGATGCGCGAAGCGTACTGAATAAGCATTTGTTCTTCTTGCATGTTTGCAGGAGGAACATCCGGTAACGGCAAGAAAGCGACAGAGCCGGGCTTGCCGTCGATCACGGTTCCGGGTCCGATGCTCATCTCTTCGCCTCGGATTCGGACCCCGGACGGGTCTTTCATAACGGTTGGGTTCGTGGCCCAATCTAGAAGATCAAGGCGGCTGTTGTGCTGCGCGTTTATTTCATCGGACAGACCGCGAAGGCGTTCGACAAGCGAAAACCCGTAAAAACGGTTAGGACGTGGGAACACAGCCAAAGGCTTGAAGGGGCGACCCTGCCAATAGGGGAAAGGGCAATACGCCACGAGCATGCGCGAGCGGTCGTGAACCCACAGCATGTTTTCTTCGGGTACTCCGTCGCCGTCAAGGTCGTATTGGTTGGTGTAGATAACCCAGATTTCGACCGGCCCACGGTTCATTTTTACACCGTCCGGCGGGGCGACAGCAACGTCAACAACGTCGATACGGTTGTTTATCTGATACGTGCTCGTGCCTTGTCGATCATACGACAAGTCTCCCTGTGCTGTAGAAACGAACGATAAAACCTGTTCAACACGTTCAGCATCGGCGATACCTGCCTTGACGAGCTTAAGAAGGTCTTGCTCGCCCATATACTTTTTCCGACAAACGGCATCTGCCGAGTCAATGGTCGTAGAATACGCTGGGATAAGAAGAAGATCGCGCAATTCTACCGATTCAAGGCGCGGCGCGTCGTATTTGACCATCTTTATGCGCTGCTTTTGCATACTCATATTGCCCTGTTGGTCGGGCACTTGAGACATAATCTCGCGTTCTGTTTCGGTAAGGTCCCACAGTATTTCTGTAATGCCTACGCCGTCGCGTGCGGAGAGGTGGATGCCCGAACGAAACGCGGACTGCCACTTGTTTTTAACGTACTCGCCATTGTAGAACTGTTCGACTTGATGCGCGTAGCTTTGGGACTCGGGATCGTTACCGCGAACGGAGAACGGGCGCGGCAGAATCGCCGAGCCCGCGATGCGCGAAACAAACTCTTCTAGTTCCGATGGGATAAGCGGGACGCAAATGTTTGCGGCATTTTCCCACGGTGCGTCGCGGTCGCGTTCTTCAATCCGCATCTCATACATGGCGTTCCACAAGTCAAGACTGCGGTCTAGTGCCGACCGGTTGCCGAGGTTTATGTCGATTAACGTCATGGCGGTTTCACCGAGCGAAGTCCAGACGGCTTCGTCGATCTTTGGATAAGGCAGTTCGACCGAAGACTCCGGCTCAAAAGTCGAAGTCTCGTCCATCTTATTTTTAGCCATGATTAAAGGCCGATGCAAGAAACATAGGGAGTTTGAGTTGCGCCGGAGTTGTTGCTAATTGTGACGGTCGTGGTAGTAATTGTACTCGGATAAATCCCTTGGGAACCGCCCAAAGCCGGGGAAACGCCAGCTACGGATTGCTGAACTTGACAAACGGGGGCCGTAATATAAGCTACTGCGAACGTGTAAGTGCGTGTAGCACCGTTTGCTACAGTCGGCCCGCTGTTGTATTGTTCGATGTGCGGAGCTTGTGTTGCCGAAGTCTGTTGAGTGCCGTTCAAATACGTTGTGATGCATCCGGCCGGTGCGTTTGCAATCTGCCCGCTCGTTGTTGCTTGAAGGCATCGTCCAGATGTTAAGGTGCTTGATGCAAAATAGCCGGCTACTCCAAGATCCCCCGAGGCGTCAAGAGACATTTCAGCAATGCCGTTTCCTCCGTCGATGGCATCCCACAGGTACCCGTACACCCCAGCGGTGCTGCATTCTATGGCATATCCTGACGGGCAAGCAAGCCAGATAGATTGATGGGCAGACCCAACCGAAGACCCCAAACGAAGGCCGACTGCAATACTTCCGGTCGTATTCCCAGGGTTAACAAACGAATCGGCTGCTTGTACTTGTCCGGTATACATAGGAGCTTCGTTGGGTGTCAATGTAACAGATGGGCCGGTTGGGCTTCCCACTGTCAATAGGTTGTTGGCCGAAGTAATATTTGAAACCGTCGCTGTATTGGTTGATGAAATTGTGTAGCTGTTTGATGAGGGGGTTGCAACCGCTATGCCCGTACCCGCCGTAATCACAGGCGGCGTTACTGATACTGAAAACACGCCGGGAGACGGCGTTGCGACCATCACGTTTGTGCTTCCCGCAACCACGCTTACCGGCGTCTGGGTAGGTGCCGGGCTTGGAGTTACTACGGTGAGCACGTACGTGTTTGCTGACGGGGTGGCTACGGTCAAATTTGTATTTGAAGAAGTAATATTCGGCGGGGGCGCTGTTGCCGCAGAAACCACAAAAACGCCGGGGGCTGGGGTCGCTACGGTTACGTTAGACCCGGCTTGTACTGATACAGGGGTTGCGGTCGGTGCGGGAGTAACAGTGCTAGAAATAACAAAAACGCCCGGTGAAGGCGTTGCGACGGCGATTCCGGTTCCGGCTTGCACCGAAACCGGGGTTGGGCTAGGCCCGGGACCGCATCCCGTACAACTTATCGTTGCAGTGTTTCCTGCATTCGTTACAACAATCTGGCCATATCCGACAACATTTGTTCGGCCCCCATTTACGCCTGCGCCTAAAACGCGATTTATGCCGCCGCCTGCGTTAAGAGTAACAGAAGGAGTGCCGGAAGCAGAAGTTCCATCGACACGAATAGCAACCATTGCAGCGCAATTAAAAACATACGACCCCGCAGCAGTTTCTACAGACTGCGAGGTTGTACCGTCAGGCGAAACAGTCACAAGCGCAGGTGTCCAAGTTGAAGTCCCTTTATAAAGACCCTCAACACCCATAGATCCGCCTGCGGTGTTTATGGTAAGGGCACAAGCTGACTGCCCCGAAAGGCCCGTAAGAACAAGGTAAGGAGCGGCGGGAGAAGTGAGAGGGTTTCCGGTAAGGGTGAGAAGCGCAAAATCCGCTTGAGCGGGCATCGGCGGTACGACTGTTAAAAGTAACGCGACGATCAACGCCAGCGTGATACGGATTCTACGCATTTTAACTCCTAGTAAGCGTTCGGTACGTTTGATTTACCGGATTTCTTTTTCTTTTTGGTGTCTTTTTTAGCCGGGGGCAGCCCTGAATTGAATTTATTATCTTTGGGCTCCGGTTTTTGGGGGATGTCGGGCTTCACTTTTGACTCAACGCGGCCCTTAACTTTAAGGACTTGCTTCTTGCCTTTGGCTTGGTCCGACTTGGCCTCGTTTAACATGGCTTTCTTGCCGGGGCTTTTAACCGACTTGTCTTTAGCCATTTACTTGCCGTTCTTAGATTTCTTTTGCCCCTTGACTTGAGCCGAGACTTTCTTTTTCATTGCGCCAACAGACGGAATGTGAACTTCAGTCTTGCCCTTGTCTTTGGCATCCATTGAGATGCCTTTGCCCTTGGCTTTGCCGCCTGCGGATTTCATGGATTCATGGAGACTTTTCGGGGTTTCTGAAGTTTCTTTCTTCATTCCACCGTGACCGAGCGAAGCATGAAGGCTCATCGGCTTCATTGCGGGTTCGCCCTTTTTCTTCATTGACATAAGATACGACCTTTCGAAAGGAGTCCTGCTAATTGTACGCAAAATGCGCCATAAAAGCAAACTAAGTCTCGTATCTGGTGCCTCGTCGCCATATGCCGGTCGCTTCGTTTACTCGCGCCTGCTTGCGGCGCCGAACCCATTCTTCGTCCACCGGGTTAAATTCTTCGCGGTGCCCGTCTTCGCCCGGCTGGGTGTGCCCGATGTGCATTGCTAGGCTGTCGATCTCATCATCGTGGGCGGGTAGCGAGGCCATGCTGAAGGAGTCTAGTTGCTCGACGAGCGTCTTCAGACCGGGTTTGAGAATGATCGAACGGTTGTTCCAAGGTATTTCTAGCATGACGATGCGTTCTTGCTTAGGTACGCCTCCATGCGAGACTTCCTGAATGTTCAGCGAGACGCCAAGCGGCTCTAGCTTACGAAGAAGGGCCTCGACCCAATGAAGGTAGTTTCCCACGGCCTCGATGAGTAATATATCGGGCCTGTAAAAGAGTATGTAACCAGCCACTTTCTCGATGATTTCGGTCGGGGTTCCTTTGAGTCCGGCGGACTCGCATACCCACCAGCGGGACATGCTATCTGTACCGACCAATGTGATTCCATGAAAGTCTGACTTTGCAGTACTCTTTGATCCTGCCGTGTCCCATGCCATAGTGGTGAAGACAGGATACTGCCCATTCGCGGTTTTGATGACGGCTCCGGTTTTGGTTCGAAAATAATCAAACTCCACTTCTTGCAGATGTTCCATGCGAAAAGTTTTGTCTTCTTCGGCAATGGTTTGGTTAAGATAGTTCGCAGCAAACCTGCGCGGCCCCATGTCAACTTTGATAATGTCGAGAAACTCGTGAGTCAATCGAGTAGGAAAGAAAAGTCCTCCGGGCCCGTCGTAACAACCACGGATAAGTTTTATATACCGAGGCTTTTCGCCTCGTCTGACACGTTCTTCATCTCGGCGAATAAGGCGTCCGTATGCATCGTCTGCGTGCCAGCGTGTGCCAACAATGAGAAGCGTTCCTCCGGGCTCAAGATGTGGGAATAAACTAACGAGGTAGTCATATACTTTATCTCTGCTTTCTTGAGTGTAGCAATTTTCTAAGTTTACAAGATCGTCCGCGATTATGAGGTCGTAATGGGAGCCCGTAACGTCAGCTCCAACTGCCGCGGCCTGAACAGACGGCTCACGGAGCCCGACGTTTCGACGCCGGGCCACCGTAAACTCAGAGTCTGACCATTTGTCGACCCGGCCTTCGCTTTTCCAATCATCGCCGTACGCGGCCATAAAAACTTCATTCCGATCAAACGTGCGCCGTACGGCGGAAAGCCGCTGGCTCGCCTGCTTCGCTTTATGGCTTGTAATAAGTATGCGCGCATTTGGGTTTCGAGTAAGTACAGCACTAGACAGCGCCTCCACCGAAATCGAAGTTTTGAAAGTATCGCGGGGAAGAAGAATAAGCGCAGCCTTTTGCGAACCGTGGTCAAAAGTACAATCACCGACGGACCATTCGAGCAGGTTGCAAAGCTCGTAGTGCGGCTGTGGGCGCATGTCGTCGTAACCCGTGATGTCCGTACAATAATCGTACAGCCATTCGGGGCGCACAAACTCTTCGACGGCAGGTTCAATTTTGGGGACTTGCAAGCTTTTGTTTAAATTAGCAAACAAGTCTCTAAAAAAATCTTCAGGCATTTGGAAATTTGTCCTCCCATGTGATTTGTTTTGGAAGGGTTTTGATAATAGTTCCTTTTGGGATTACTTCTTTTCCTGAACGTAAATCTTTAATATAACGAACCGTTGCATCCCAGATGTCGTACGGAAACATCAAGTCATCGAGTCCGATTCGAAGAACAACGTGCTTTCCATCAATGAATACGCGAGGAACATTTTCAGGGTATGCGTCAAAATCGTTTCCGAAACTCATTATTCCCCCCAGTTAATGTCAAGGTCGTCAAGGTGCTTGTTGTATTTATTCCATTTGAGTTTTAATTGCTTGACAAGAACTTTTTCTATGTACGTCGCGATCTTATGTTCGTCGAAATACGGTGCTGCCGGGTCAATGCCGGGCTCGTCGTACTGAACTTTGCCTTCGTCGCGACGCTTTTCAAAATCTATATCAAATGCGTCAATTTGCTTTTGACTTATCCCTCGGTCTAAGCATAGAACAGCTTCGGTCAGTTCATGGATCGCAACAGAAACAGTTTCGCGCCAATCGCCGGTATTGGATACATAAATTCGAAGTGTTTTCGTCTGCAAGTCCCAAGTGTAATCGCCGCAGGTTGGATACCGCTGTTGACTGTGCGGTATAACCTCGATGTAAATGTGCTCAATCATGTCCACGTCTTCCGTCTTCAAGCACGGCTATGTTTTTTGGTGGAGGTTTTCTGAGATGTACTCTTTGATGCCGGGGAGCAAGGCGAGGAATTGAGAGCCAGGGCAGAGAGTTGAATAGTCTGCCGTGTCGTCTGGGTAGAAGAGTTGAGCCACTTGTGCATGGCCGATAGTTCTGACGATACTTGGGAAAATCGCATGTAAATAAACTCCAAGGTCTTTAGCTGATTGAATTTGCATCGCGGTCGGCGGCCCCGTATAGCCGGGGTCGCCGTATTCGAAGTTCCCGAGCACGCAGACATTTATCGACTGCGTGTTCCGGCCGTATGCCGCAGCGGGCACGTATTGATTTTGTCGCCCGGTGTAGATCGTGCCGTCTGGGCCGATAAGATAGTTGTAGCCGATCTCCGCCATGCCTCGAGCTTGGTGTTCGAGATTGATCGCAAGCGGGGTTTGGTCTGGGCTTCCGGCAGAATGGTGATAGATAAGGTCCGTTATCTCGGCCGTGTCCCGGAGCGTCATCTGCGAACGCGGGTTCGGGTACACGACGTAAGTTATTTTGATCGCCATCTTACGCGGGCATCGAACTGGCTTCATACCAGGTTGATTTGATCTTGAAGATAACGGGTGCTAACACACCGCTAAGGCCCGTCGCAAACGCTGCGAGGGAGAGCGCATCGGCCTCGCGAATGTCATTGTTAGTTCCATCTGCGGCTGTCATGACAGCGAAGGATGCGTTGTACTTTACGCCTTTGACGTAGTAGCTGAACGAGACGGACTTGTTGCGAAGAGCGGCTTGTAACACGGTTGCATAGACAAAGATCGAGTTAAGCAGCGTCATTTTTTACCTCAGTTGTCATAGGTGTTGAAGGAGTGATAATGGTAATCGGCGTAACGGGCGGAAGGGGGGTCGTTGTGGTCGGGTTGCCAAGGATACGGAGAACCTGCGCGGCGAGCGTGCCGACCAGGCCGAGAACCGCTAGGACGGTAGTTCCGTGAGTACCGAACAAGAGGCTTACCTGCCCGGAGAACGCGGCGTCCGCCGAGAGACTCGCGAACCCGACGATGGCCGACAACAACGTGAACACATCAATCTTGTGCATAACTAAAACCTCAAACTAACAAGCGGGGGATCAAACGTGGCCTGTACGGCCTCGACGTGAATGATGCAAATCGGGGCAAGCTCTCCGTCAAACATCGGCTCGTCCATCTCAACCTCTTCCAGAAGCTCGTCGGCGAAGCGGTGAATCATGACGTGCGAACCGATATGCAGATCGGAGTACTTCTCGTGGCCGTACGGAAGCGCAACCACATGAGCAAAGAATGTTGGGTGCTTCGAATTCCGATCAACCCACAGACCGGACGGGCGGTATCCTGTCGGTTTGTACGGGCGAATCAAAAGACGGTTTGAACGGATCGCTTTGATCTTCGTCTTTTCGACCATCGGGTGAGCAAGCTCAATGTACCGAAACGGCGGGAAGCGGTACTTCTCCCTAGCCATCATCTTCTCGGCTAGGGAAGCGTAGTAGTGAGGCTTGGGTTGCGGGTTTGTGATATTCGACAATTTCGATAACCTCTTGGGGTTTAGCTTCGTCGGGAAAATTTTCAGCTAAGAACTCTTGGTGCGGGGTTCGTTCTCTAACAAACTCCGTACGAGTAATGTTTGGTTCTGCGACGGCGGGAGCGGCATTAGTTCGTCGCAGTTCCGAAGCAAGGTGCTCAAGTCCGTAGCTGACAAGGAGCGACGCAACATCCCCCGGGTTCGCATTAACTGCGAGAGCCAATTGATAGACGCTGATAGTCTGGTTTTTTGGTAACTCACAGATAACCTTACTTGTGGGAAATGTGGCTTCTTTTAAGAGCTTTTTTAAATGGAGCTTGTGCCCTTTGGTAAATCGCTTTTTGAGCTTTCGCTTGTCGTTGAGAGCGGCTGCAAACCGAGAAACGACAGCCAGATTGTAGGCAGCGAGCCCGTCTCGGTTCGTGATAACTCGCGTAAGGTATCCAAGCCCGCTTGGGACAACGTACGATTTCCTGGGAGTAAATCGTTTGTTCTGGGGACGTTCGCCAAGGTTAGCTTTTGTTTCCCGTCTAACATGTCCAGCCTCGTGGGCACGCAGGCCCGGATACGTTGTGAAGACTCGTTCGCACTTCTTGCACTGCTCGTTGATCTTGTAGCAGCGGGGACAGCGGCATGCGCCGGGCCAATGTTTCGGGCCAGGCTTCTCCCAATCAGTCACCGATGATGCAGAGGATATCTTTCTCTGCTACGACAAGATACTCGCCCTCATCATACTTGATCGCCACCCCCGAAAGTCTCCCAAAAACTACCCGTTCGCCTTCCATCACGGTCAGCGGAACTGTGGTACCATCTGGGTATGAGGTGCCGGGGCCGACAGCAACGACGGTCCCACGCCTCAGAGCATTGTCCATGTGCCCCTGCGGGAGAAAGACGCCGCCGGCTGTCTCAGTCTGTTGCTTGTCCTCGATCAGTATCACCGTGTCGAACAGAGGCCTTGGTATCGCTGATGGTTCGTCGCTCATGTTGCTCCAATGATCGGTAACGCTTAGTAGGTGAAAGTTTCAAACTCTTCCAAGTCTTTCCGGCTTTGATCTGGTGAACCGAGGCCGGGGAGATGTCGTACTCTTTCGCAATCAGCCGGTAAGGTCGCCGGTCAGCATGGATCGCGCGGGCCTGCTCCTCGGTTAGGAAACTCTTAAACGGCATTACAGGTCTACACCGAAGTTAAAGTGCATAAATATTTTTATGCGGGAGAGCAGGTCTTCAGCGTCCGCCTTCGAAGATGTCCCAGAGAGGACAGCACTTTGGGCCGATGTGGAAAAGTACTGCTCATCAAAGATCATCCCGCACGCATTACAGATGTACGGGAACAGGGCATTCCCCGTACAGTGGTTGCAGCCTTCGTTCATAGTGGCCTCAATTATATTAAATGTGGTCTAACATATTTAAGCACGCGGACCTAAAAGTCCTGTGCGTTTTTGGGCGGGAAAACAAAAAGAGGACCTAAGTCCCCTTTCCGCTGCCTCACTTGGAAACACTATCTCGTTCTTGGCTTGTTTAGCTCGTCGGCGCGGTAACCGTGACGTTGCCCGGGGGGGTCTGGCTGTACACCGTGTTAAACGGCGTTGCCTGCATCGAGTACACGACCCGGATAGTCGCGAGGTGGCCGTCAGCCTGCAACAGAAGAAAGTCATAATACGTTCCGTCGCTTGACGCGAACGCCATAACGGCATTGCCCTCGCCGTCGTAATACACTTGGCCCGGGATACTCGGCACTGCCTGCATACACTCTCCAAAAATCTTGCGGGAAGACTTTGGCCCGCGTAGTTTGGGAGCCTTCCCTATCCATTAAGTATACGTTGGGAAACAGGAAGGTGTCAACAGCAACAAATTGAAGTGCTTCACAGATATTTTTTTAAACCCACCCCCTAACCCCCATTGTAAAGATTCCCCCCCGACCCCGTTAAGTTATTGGTTGGCTTGCAGGAACTTTACTGTTGGTTGGCTCAGTCTTTACGTTTGTAAAGAGTTGGTGTTGGTTGTGTTAAGACTTGGTGTTGGGTTGGTAATGGATGTGTGTTGAGTGTGTGAAGGCCTCGCATGTCAAGTCGTTACAGAAGCTTGATGTCAAGTAGGAGTCGGTTAAGAAACCCTAACTGTCCGCTATCGAGAACGCACACTGCGCCCCAAAGGTCCTTCCTTTATATAGCCAGCTTTACCGAATGTTGATTCTTCTCGAGTAAAACGCCACAAATGAGCACGAAAAGCTTTACTTTTGTTAATTTTTCTTTACAAATCCGGTGATTGTTAGGCATGCCTAATTTCGGTATTAGGTTTGCATATCCACTATAGCGTACAACATGTCAATAGTGATAATGATTTTCACTTTCATTAGATGAAGGCAGTCGCTGACATCACTTTCTGTGTGTTGGAAGTTAACATGTGCTTGACACTATTAGATTGCCAGGTTGAGTAGTGGTTGATACAATTGAAGCATAGAAAGGCAGGTTTATTGTGAGTGTTGATCAGGTTTACGATGAGGCAGATGTCGCACATGTGAACGAGCTAAAGGGCTTATATTATGAGGCGCAAGCGATGCGTGACGATGTGCTGAATTGGAAGCACCAGAGTGCTGCCTCAGAAGCCTTATACGTGCGGTTAAAGCAGATGTGCGACCGTTTGAATGACATGGTGAATGACGCGCTTGAAAGCCTTCGTACTGCGTAGTTATGCTACAATAGGAACGGCTGTACGTGGGCAACACGAGCGCCTGGCAATAGGGAAAGACCTACCCGTGGCCGTTCACGTTAACCGGCAGCAAGCTCCTAGGAATAGGGGCTTGTTTTCTTTATATGCGCTTGACACTATTACCTTGTTTGCCTTATTGGTCTGTGAGATAATTGAAGCATAGAAAGCGAGGCCAAATATGTTTGTGCAGCCGATAACGAAAACGACCAAAACGTCCAAGTTTGTGTTGACGCCTGAAGAAAAACAAGCGCGTAAGGCGATGATCGACAAACTAACCGAAGAGGTCATGTTGCGTGCTGAGGAGTTCATGCCGCGCAGCGCGATTACGCGAGCAAACACTCGCAAGGCCGTTGCGAAGGCCTACGACCTAAAGATCCGCGAAAAGATCATGGCAGCGCTATGAGTGAGATGCCAGCTAGCTGTGATTCCTGGGAGCTTGATAACGGCTAGGAGTATCGCGATTCGAAGCCTTGCGTGATTTGCAGAGGTGATGCATACGAGAAGGTCAACGGCAAGCCGACCTGTGTCGATTGCTTAGAAGAAGGCCCAGACGAAGAGTAAAGAAGAGTTAACCTGCGAATTGAAGCAAGTGTGAGATAATACGTACATAGAAACCGCGCTAACGAAAGGCAGTTATCATGAAGTTTGAAACTCATTACTTTATCCGTTCAAACAATGCTCAAACGTTTACAGTTGGAGTTAACTCTGTTGCGAACGGCGACACAATACTAAGTTGCGACATCGTTACTTTTGACAACGAGAGCGAAGCGATTGCTGAATACCGAAACTTGGTTCTTGCCTAGATTCTTCAATGCAAAAGTTTGAGGAGAAACAAGCATGATACGAGTACAGTTAGACCCTAATACTGTTGTGAAGGCGGCAGTCCTCGACAAGATCGCAGGCGGCTGGAGTGTCACGGTGAAGATTATCAGCGAAAGCCCTTCGCGTAAGCTGTCGACGCAAAACTTCAAGGACATAAAAGACGCCTACGCATACCAGGACGCGATACTGAAAGGCTGGCGCTGACATGTCGCAGATGAAGCGATACGACGCAGACCTAGAGGACGAGCTACTCCTCCAAGCGATTACGGTTGAGCCTGATGGTTCTTACCTCGCGCGGTTCCGCTTCGACGATATCGAACTGAAGTCGAACTTTAAGACGCGTGCACAAGCCGTTGCATGGTACTACGAACTCGATGAACATTTCTACCCGTAAAGGGAACTTAACCTGCGATAGCTGCGAAGTATGAGATAATACATACATCAGGAGGGCGACAACATGATTAGGTTTTTAGGGTTATCGTTTCGAGTTATTACTATTGTTTGCATCTTATGGAACACCACAAAGTTTAACTATCAACATTCGCTCCTCGCGATTGTTGCTGTGATTGTTATCTCGCATATGTATATAAAAGATGCGGAAAAAGGAACTAAAGCTTCTGCTGTTGTTGCCGATGAAGAATATACGGCAGGGTTTACCGCCACTCCCCTGCTGTAAGTAGACACGGACGTTACCTGAAAAACCTCCAGAAATGGGGGTTTTTTTGTTGTTTGTTTGCTTTGTTCTTAACAGAGACGTAACAGTTATTACCTAGCAATTATGAACAAGAGGCTTTATAATTGGAACATAGCAAGCGAAACGAGGCATACAATGAAAGTTACATTACTCGGATGGCGCATCACCGAAATCGACGGCCTCTTTTACGGCGTGCATACAAAACTAAACTACGGTGCTGTATCTCAAACAGTCGAGTCGTTTGCAACAATAGAAGAAGTAAGAGCATGGCTTGATGAACAGGATAACCTTGAAAAAGCTAAGATCAGTCAACCTGAGTATTTTGACCGATACTCGCCTGAAGGATGGTTCTACGGAGCCTAATCGACAAACAGAAAGGCAGAAAAAAATGATTGAACGGTTAGCAGAGCACGCAATACGCCTTAGCGTACGTCTGAATATCCCGCTCTACGATGCAGTACAAGTTGTCACGAAGCATCTCACACAAGAGCAGCATAACGAAGTCTTACGATACATCGTAAGCTCACACTAGAACTAAAGTCTTAAGGAGAAGCTGACATGTTTTACGAAATTACTCAGATGTACGGTGAAAACTACGAAACTGTCTTTAATGTAAAAGTTTACATGCGCCTTGGGCAGCACGAAGTAATTCAAGTTGATCGGCACTTTGGTGCGACAACTTTCGAGGACGGTGTAGCAATCGCACGACTCTTAATTGACCGACGCTTGGTAAAGGATGGCGCGTATGACTGACTCAAAATGCACATGCGACGAACAATACTGCGACTCCTGCCTAGAAAAAGAAATGGCGTATTATTACCGCGAATACAAGGCAGGCGTACTTGATCCAATCCCTTCTCACATCGACGCATGGAACGAGAAACAAGCACTTCGCCGCTAGCACATACACAAGGGCCGCGTTGTCCCATCCCACCGAAGCGCAAGCGGAGGTGGTGATGGGACGTTAGCGGCCCACTGAAAGGCATACCGTGTTGCATATATACGATCAAATTCTTGCTCGCCGTAACGCCCTAGAAGATGCCGAAAAGGCCCACAAGCTTATGCGCGCAGCCCTTCGTGAAAAGATACAAGAAGATTGCCCGCACCTCCTGGTTCCCGGCGCATCCTCATGCAGTCTTTGCCTAAAGGTGCTCCAAGAAGAACGTCAAGACGACGTGTACCCAGCTTGGGTAAACTCACTACCGTGGATATGGGGCGAAGAGAAGCGAGACCAATAGTTCGACTGTGACGCATTGCTAAGCAAGCATCTGGGACTTCATATCACGTAGTTCGGCAAAGATTGTAGGACTCCTTATGGACATTCGAAAAATCCCTGGAACTAAGGGCATAACGCTTAAGTCCGGCACAAAGATTCCCGATACGAGCATTCATCCTCGTGGGTACCTCGATTCTGTAGATGCGTCGACGATAACCTCCTCCGATTGGGGGCTGATCGTCTCGGGTCAGTACATTGTCCTCGACGTTGACGCGCCCGAAGCAGTACCGGAGGACCTCGAAGCCCGCCTGCCTGCAACGTATGTGCAAGAGACAAGGCGTGGCCGGCACTATGTCTACCAAGTACCGGAAGGCTTCGAACCGTCTGAACACCTGAACATCAAGCTCAAGAACAACGGCGCGATTTATGCTGACGTAAAAGTAAACGGGTACATCGTCGGCACAGGTTCGACCGTCGAAGGATACACGTACCGCGACAACGCCAGAATGCCCGTAATGGCCCCTTCTTGGCTCCTGGAGGCCGTTAAGAAGCCTCGGCATACAAATATGCCGTCCGACAATAAAGGTCGCTCAGGCGTACCGAACGGCGAACATGAGAACTTCTTGTTCAAGGCCGCTGCCTGGGCACGCGGACAAGCTGGACTCTCGGACGATGCGCTCTTTAAGTTCTTGCGTCGCGGCCCTGCCGCAGTTTTGGAAGAAGTAGATGAAGCTCAACCTTTCGGCGACCATGACTTCGCTCGCATCGCACGTTCAGCGGGACGGTATGAAGCTGCGGATAATATCACTGACACAAGCCTTGCTCCGGCAGCATGGAGAACGGCGCTTGACGTTGATACAACTTTGCCTCTTATGGATTGGCTGGTATATAACTTTATACCGCAGCGAGAACTATCTCTCGTATACGGTAACGGAGGTATCGGCAAAAGTACTCTCGCCTCGTGGCTGGCGGCTAACGTACTCACTCGCGGCGGGTCTTTCGGATTTGCAGGGGTTGAAGAGCCTTTTGCTCGGTTCATTGCACGGACAAAACTATCTGCGCCACACTTACAACTCGAAGCCTTTGGACGGCTCGTCGACATAAGTAACACCTGGCGGTTCCCGGACGATGAGGACAAGCTTCGCTCAGCCCTCGAGCAGTACCCGTTAGATGTGCTGTACTTCGATTCGATTTATACTCACTTTGGGACGATCCAAGGGCACGAAGGCGTTCGCGCCCGTACAGCCCTCTCCCCGCTTGCGGCTATCGCTCAAGAGATGGGCGTAACCGTAATCGGTACGTTTCACGAGAACAAAGTCGGCGACCTTATGGGATCGGTTGAGATGCAAAACGTGTGCCGCGTACTGTTACATGCGACGAGGCCCAAAGGGCGACCTTTCCGTCTCTCGGTCAAGAAAACAAACTTCAACATGCCCGACTATGACTTGCAGTTTAACGCTGCAAGCTCCCCCGCCTCGGCGCTTGACGGTACGCCTTGGCTAGAGAAGAACGAAGAGGGCCTGATTGTGCCCGTTAGTCTCCATTACTTAACAAACAGCCTAAAGGTAAACCAGGACTCTGAGGCAGAAGATATGCCCGGAGAGTATAACCTTGACCGCATTGAAGAGACCCCCGAAGAAACGGTTTTAAGGCTTATGCAAAACCACGACATTTTACGGATTCATCACATCGAAGAAGAGACCGGCTGGTCCCACTCAAAAGCTGGCCGATACCTCAAGAAAATGAGAGCTTCCCTCGTAAATGAAGCATAAACATACTTAATTTTGTACCAATCCCACACATATAAAAAGGTAAGGAAACATGTGGGATTGGGAAATTTTGAAGCACTTACATTCATTCAAGGACGTATTACCATGAATCCTTTTTACTACAACCCTAACCAAAATCCCGGCGACTTGTTTTACCATTTTTCTTGCAAAGAGGTCGAGAGCCTGAATGAAGTTATCAATCGAGTTGCGTCCTCATCAACAAAAAGTCGCCGATCAAACGCACGCCGTCGACAGGCTGATATATTTATGGAGCCCGCGACTTGGGAAAACACACCTAGCAATAAGTTTCTTGCTATCGAGAAACGTCGCGCGAGCCGTCGTGACTTGCCCTCTCGTCGTAGCGCCGACATGGCATCATCTGCTTGAGCAAGCCGGGCTAACTGTCCACAATGCCTATAAAGGCACCGTGCGGGGCGCTGGTGAGCGATTAGCAGGCCCTGGAGTCTTATTACTCAACGACGATAGACTAGCCGCCTTAAAGCCTGCGATTTTCAAATGGAAGCCGGAAGCCTTTATCGGCGACGAGTCCCATCGGTTTCGAGGCGTGTCCTCTGGCCGAGGCCGGGCCATGCGGGCCATCGCGAAGAAGTGCAGGTTAGTCCGCCTCCTGACCGGGACGCCAACCCCGAACCACATGGGCAACCTGTGGGGGCAAATGGTAGCCATTAACTCTGAACTATGGGAATCCTCTTTTGAGAAGTTCGCACGGCGTTTTCTTATCCGCGACAGCTTGTTCCCATCACGGATACTCGGCGTTATCAACCAGCCGGAACTGCGCCGAATGCTCCTCGCGTCCTCGAACATACTTAGGCGGGAAGAAGTCTACGGACCCGACACTTGGCAAACGGTTAACCGGGATGTGGAGCTTCCCCCGAAGGCCCGAAAACTTTATAACACCCTGGTTAAGGAATGGTTAGCCGAAAACACGTTTGGCGAAGAAACTATCGCGGTACCGCACATGCTTAAACGCATGACGCGCCTGCACCAATTAGCAAGCGGATACATAACGGACGAACAAGGAAACATGCATGAAGTACACACAGCCAAAGTCGACGCAGTTATTAACGACCTCGAAGACATTATTAACGCCGGAGAGTCCGCCGTCGTGTTCCACCAATTTTCCTGGGAAGGCGAGACATATGCACGAGAAATCGAACGCAGACTTGGTTGCCGAGTCGTTTCAATCAATGGAGCTAGTTCTGCAAGCGATCGGGAACTTGCAATACGAACTATTAACGAGCCTGGTCCCCCCTGCGTGGCCATCGTTCAGACGCAAGCGGGCGGAATTGGAATTGGTCTCGCGGGTGCTACTCACGCTCTCTTTGTCTCTCAGTCATTCAATTTCGATGACGAGGAGCAAGCCCGAGACAGAATCTACGCCCCCGGCGAACGAAAAGTCGTAACGTATTACCGGGCTTTACAGACTATTGATACTTATATCGCAAGAGTGTTAGAGGGTAAAGCGAATATACATGAGAGCGTTCGTTCTGCGGATATTCGGGAACTCGCGTTCGGCGAACTTACAAACAACAGTAAAGGAATATTTTAATGAGTAAATACTTTGCATTAAAAGCAACAAACTGCAAAACATGCAAAGTAAAAATTGTATATGCAGCAAAAGAATGCCGGAGTTGTTATGATAAAACATTAAAGGCAAGAAATCCCGAGTATAAGCAAGCTCAGAGAGATAACCACGCTAAATGGGCAGCAAAGAATCGCAAAAAACTCAACGCTTACGGAAAAACATGGTTAGCCAAAAAAGATCCCGATTGGCTACGTGACGCCTGGCTGCGAAAGAAGTATGGAATATCTTTAGACATTTTTAATGAAATGTTTGAATCTCAAAAGGGGGCTTGCAAAATTTGTTTTCGCGCAGGTTTAACACTTTGCGTAGATCATTGCCATGAGACTGGAAAAGTACGCGGGTTGCTGTGTAGACGCTGCAACTACGGTTTAGGTTACTTTTCAGATAACTTAGAATCATTTAAAAACATCATAATCTATTTGGAGGAACACAGTGAGTGAAGAGATTGTAACAAATTCCCAAGGCGGCATGCAAAGTGACATCGGGGTTGCTTACCATTTAATACCGCCAACGGCCTTTCAAAAAGTTGCTGAAGTGTTTGCTTACGGAGCCCGTCGTTATAGCCCGAACAACTGGAAACTTATTCCAACAGAAGAACATATTAACCACCAGGTTAACCATGCCTACAAACACTTAAGCGGCGACACGACCGAGGAGCATTTAGCCCACGCCGCATGCCGGGCCCTTATGGCCTTGCAGCTTTATCTTGAGGAAACAAATGCATCAGCTTAAAATCGACAGCACGACCGCAGTTATTATGCTTTCGCTCCTTAGTAGCGCGGAAAGCCCGCTAACCACTGACGAGATAGCCGCTCAGTTTCCCGTCAAGCGTCATAAAACGGTTATTTGTAACGTCATAAAAGGCCTTCTGCTCGCCGGAAAAATAAAAACGGCAGGCAAGAAACCTACCGTAGGACCGACGGGAAAAGCCTGCCGCGCCTGGACGTACGTGCTACGTCAAAGTAAGGCCTTGTCGTAACTATCTCTGAGGTCCTCATCGCACATCTGAACATATCCTGTCGTTGTTTGGATGCTGTTATGCCCCATCAGTTTTTGTAGTTTGTAAATGTCCATCCCCGCTTTATAGAGAGAGGTGGCGTATGTCCTCCGAAGAGTGTGAGTCGACCCCGCAAACCCGGAATTTTCAAGAGATTTTTTCACGATTTGATAGACTGACCAATGAGTTAGGCCTTGCCCTGTTTGAGTTAGGAAAAGCTTGTCGGAAGTCGACGTTGGACGCCGAGAAATATACTCGGTCAGAGCTTCTGCAACTAACGGAGGGAAAAATACTCGCCGTTGTTTATTGCCTTTTCCAAGAACAACAAGCGAACGAGATCCAAGATCAAGGTCCTGTACCAAAAGATTTGCGGCCTCCGACCGGCGAAGGCCGGTTGCTAGAAGCAACTGAAGAATTAAACGATTGCGAGTTTGCCTGTAGGTATTGTCTGGGCGACTGCCGTTGGTAAGCGTCTGCACCTCTGTTTTCGTTAGCGGATTTAAAACGCGAATCGGAAGTTTAGGCCGAACAATTCCCGCGCAAGGAGACTTTTCTAAAATCTCTTCATCAACACAAAACTTGTAAAACGATTTCAAAACAGCAAGCGTAAAACGAACACTTCCCGCTGTTAGTTTTCTCTCCTCGGAAAGGTGCCTTTGATATGCCCGTATGTCAGATTTTTGTACTGCTAACAAGTCTCCGTTCTTTTCTCGAAATCGTAGAAGCTGGCGATGATAATTACTTACTGTGTGCTCGGACCCGCTCTTTGATCGAAGCAATTGAAGAAATTCCGCTAAAACGTCTAAGTCTGCCATAACCGGTTACATCGCAAAAATGGAAGCAATGCCTTTCTCGGTTTTTTCATCGGTCGGGCCAGGATACCCCATTAGTCCCGAAACGGGTTGGGCTATTTGCGCGTGATTTACGTCACTAAAAACACTACCAATTATCCTAGTAATCGTCGTTTGTATCGTAAACGTAGATCAGAGGTAAAGTTAACGTAAATATAAAGCGTTAGTACTTGTTAGGAATTATGGGTAAGCCGTAGAATAGAACAACAAAGGGAGAAAACATGATTATCACCGCTCGACTCGACACGTTAGCAAACGTGAAGCTTCACAAAGGCAATAACGGCATGAACGCGCCTTGCATCATGGACATGGTTGATTATATTACCGGGGGCGATGGAAGCAACGACGCGCCCGCTTGCGCTTCGAACGCCGTCGCGCAATTCGCAATCGGACTTAACGACGCAAGTGTTTTTGTCGAGTTTCGACAGGAGCTTCTCCCGTTCGCGGTTCGAATCGCGGGGACGGCTGGAACACCGGAGCAAGAGCAAACACGCGCGTTCATCCTTGCCGATTGGGCGGTACGAGAAATAGGACCGCTTGCGCTTGAGGCAAACGGTCTGATCGAGCAAGCCGAAGCGTTGCGAAACCTTGCACCGATAACCGGCGGTGAAACTGCTGCTGCTGCTGCTCATGCTGCTTATGCTGCTTATGCTGCTTGTGCTGCTGATGCTATTGCTGCTTATGCTGCTGCTGCTCGTGCTGCTTATGCTGCCGCTCGTGCTGCCGGTTATGCTGCTACTGCTGATGCTGCTGCTGCTGCTCGTGCTGCCGCTCGTGCTGTTTATGCTGCCGGTTATGCTGCTACTGCTGATGCTGCTGCTGCTGCTCGTGCTGCTTATGCTGCCGCTCGTGCTGTTTATGCTGCCGGTTATGCTGCTGATGCTACTGCTGCTTGTGCTGCTGATGCTACTGCTGCTGCTCGTGCTGCTTATGCTGCTAATACGAAACATACGCGCGTAGTATGGGATATGTGCCTCGAAGTGTTAGACAAGCTAATCAAGGTGACGGAATGAGCCCGGAAGACTGCGTTCATAGTGGAGCAGTCTTTTGTTTCGATTGCTGTTACGATTCGTATAAACGTGCTCTCGCCGAAATAGCCCGCCTCAAAGCCGATAACGAAAGCAAGGATGCGAAGATCAGAGAATTTATTTTTGCTTTTGATGAGCCACCGACATACATAGAATCAGAGCGTTACCTGAACGCTATTCGTGAACTACGCTCGGAGGTTGAGGGATGAGCAATAACGCAGTAAGCTTGCAAGGTTTTTACGGAGGCGACGTGACTCACGCGACCGCTGCTTGGACCTCGACCAATACATCCCTAACACCTGAGCGGCACGCTCGGGTACCGGCCTTGCTTGCGATGCTCGCTGCCAATGAACACGGTACTCCGTTCGAACGTAGTTTGCTCCATTTCCACGCAACCGTCGACACAGCCACGCACATTCATTTGCTAAAGCATCGGCATTTTTCAATAAACGGCGAGTCGGCACGGTACAAAGAATACACGGAAGACAAGGCATACGTTCCTGACGATTGGGACGTTAACGCTAAGAACGAATTGAAACGCCAAACAAAAGAGGCGTATGAAACTTACCATAATCTTCTCGAATCAAAAGTTTCCCTAACAGAACGAAAACGACTTAAAGAATCCGCACGATATTTTCTGCCGTATGCGATTCAAGTTAATTTAGATTTCTCGTGTAACTTCCGCGCCTTTGTTCATTTTCAAAAACTTCGTAACTCAGAACACGCACAATTAGAGATTCGGCACATAGCGCAAAAAATGTTAGAGCTTGTTAAAACTGAAACCGGAGGCGCGTTTGAACACTCCCTTGCCGCGTTTGGAATGTAGAGCTTGCCCCCTAGCTGAGGGATGTTTAACCAATAACATGCCGGGAGTTAACCGGGGTAGTATTTTAATTGTCTTTAGTAGCCCAAGTGGTGCCGATGATATCCACGGAGGCTATGACGAAAATGCAAAAGAATCCCGACTTCTTAAAAGTATTCTTACTGATGCCGGTCTTAGTAGCGAGCATACTTCTATTGGCTATGCTACAAGATGCTATGGGCGAAAAGCCAATTCCTCAGACATTGACGCCTGTCGAGCACACCTTAAGAGCCAAATAGAAGCCCTACAGCCGTCGGCAATTATCGCCTTGGGCCAAGATGCCCTCAAGAGCCTCACGAAGCTCTCAGGGGTCAAGGATAAGCGCGGCGGGTCATTCCCGTTGCATGCTGTTTTTGGGTACGAGTGTCTGGTGTATCCGACATACGGCCTAGATGAAATTATCCGCGTGCCGACGTTCCGCAAGGTGGTTACGTCGGACTTCCGCCGCGTCCGCGACAAGGACATGCCCGAGGACTTCGTTCCGTTTGAGTTTTTCCAAGTCGGCGACAAGCTGCCGTTTTCGGAAACCTGGGCATTTGATGGGGAGTGGGCAACCGGCGGCAAGATCGTTGATTATTTCACCATGCTCTCTTGCAGCAATGGAGCCCAAACCTACGTCGCGGTCGGAGAAACAAACATACGCCATATGCTAGACGGGCTGCTCTGGGCAGCCAAGAACGGGACGGAGCTTATAACTCACAACGGATGGTCTGCCGATCTTCCGATTGCTCGTAAATGGGGCTACGAAATGCCTTACGGAACTGATACAATGGTATTAGCGTACCTCGAAGACGAAACGCAGCCGTTAAAATTAGAATCATTATGTGTTAAACATCTCGGTGTGCCTGGGTGGAAAAATGACTCTTGGGAAGATTTTGATCCGTCTTCGTTTGCGGCTGCTCAGTATGCGGCTCGGGACTCTCGATATACTTATCGACTTTATTATAAATTGTCTGGGCTGCTTGGAAAACGAGTACGAACGCACGATCTCATCCTTCGACCGGCTCGAATCGCGTTGGATCATCAAACGCAGCGGGGTATATGGATTGACCCCGTTCCTGTCGCCCGAGAGCGCAAAATTGCTGAAGAGGGTAAACGAGATTCCCTTGCCGCCCTCCGTTCCATGTACGGACAAGTCTATGGAGAAAAATCCGGCTCCGGATTTAACCCAGGCTCCTCCAAACAAGTGGGCGAGTATCTCCAAGCAGTTGGAGAAGTCCTTCCCCGAACCGACTCAGGAAAACCTGCTACGGGGATTGAGGTACTTAAATCCATCGACAACCCCTTTACCCAAAAGCTCATCGAATATCGTTCCCATTCCAAGACCCTTAGCACTTACGTCGTACCCTACGAAGCGACAATTGCCACAGGGGACGGCCGTGTCCATCCTGATTTTACTATTGTGCGCACTCTTACTGGTCGCTCTAGTGCTCGTAATCTCAATGTTCAGAACCTAGATCGCGACTTAAAGGGGTTTTTCTTTGCTCCACCTGGTCACACTTTTCTTGCTGTCGATTACTCTGCTATCGAGTTTCGTTTGGCTGCCTGGTTTGCACGAGAGGAAACCATCCTAGAGCGTTTTGCTAAGAATCCCGACTGGGACCCGCATTTTTTTCTTGCTTCGATGTTTTATAAAAAAGATTTCAAGAACGTTTCTTCTCAATTGACAGGCTGGGAAACATGGCAGCAAAAACCTCTGAAAACCTGGCTAAAAACTAATCCCGCCTGGGCTTTTCGGCGTCAGATAGCCAAGTCAGCAAATTTTGGACTCATGTTTTTGGGAAATCAAATCACGTTGCATGACTACGCCAACAAAAGCGGCGTTAAGATGGACCTTCAGACCGCAAACGATATATATTACTTCTGGCATAACACGTTCCCCGGCTTCGCGAAGTTTTACCATGACGTTCGCCAGGAGATCGAAACGACGGGACAGTCGGCCTGCCCGACAGGTCACGTCCGCCATTTTGGGGATTGGTCATTGCTCCTGCCGCACATGCGCGGTGAAGCTTTGCGCCAGGCTGTTAACGTCAAAGTTCAAAACTTTGCGGCGCATCTCGCATACATCGCGATGGCCGAACTAGACCGCCTGGGGTATCCGATGGTCGGTTTCGTTCACGACTCTTTCTTCTTTGATTTCCCTTCAGAAGCCGAAGCACATGCTGCTAAACCTATAATTGAGCAGGTAATGTGTGACTATCCGAGGAAGTATTTACTCGACCATTTTAACGTGAATTTAGACATTCCGCTTGCTGTTGAATTTGAAGAGAGAACTAATAATGGGCGAGTCTGATTTTTTATCCCGGTTTCAGCTTGGCATGTCGGAGATGGCGTTCGCCCTTCAAAAAACTTCGGATAAGCTCCAAATTCTCGAACAAGATCTTAAGTACGTCAAAGAAAACGCGGAATCCTTGGCAAAGGACGATATTGCTCAGATTGCGGATGCTGTTATTAAGCTGTCACGGTATGTTCGCGCTGTTTCGGACTACTTAGCATGATTGATTTTATTTTTGATTTTCTCGCTCAGTGCATCGTGGTAATTGCGATTATTTTAATTTTTGGTGTCATGCATTATGTAGTAAGCGTTGGGCAATGGCCTATTGCTGTGATTTTGATTTTAATTGCTATTAGTACGGCTTTAAACAAACGATGAAGGTTTACAGCATGTCTGCCGTTCAGACGTTCAAGCGTTGCGCGAAAAAGTTTGAAATTCAATACGAGTTGTTGCTTGACGGCGCAAAACGCAGCGCCGCGCTAGAAATGGGCTCGAACTTTCATAAGATCATGGAACGATTTGCCAAAGGCGAACAATTTGATGACATTCGCCACGATTCCGACCCGGAAATGTACGACGTAGCGGCGGCTTATCTGTCGCACAACGGTTTTCCTTCGGGAGAAATGTGGGCAGAAGAGCCCATTTATGTAAAAGTTTTGCCCGACACGTATATTCGGTTTACGCCGGACCTTTTGTTTAAACGCGGCGATACGTACGTTATTCGCGACTACAAGACTTTTTCTAAGCTGCCGTCGCGCGACCATGACCTCGACTTCCAAGCTCGACTTTACATAACGCTTGCAATGAAACACCTCGGAACAAAAGATGTTGTGTTTGAACACGAGTACGTTCGCACAACGCCCCCAAACGTGCCAAAAGACAAAGCTGGCAATGTGTGGGAAACTTACGAGTGCTACATGAGTGACCAACTTGTCGTCGCCGAATCTGAGGCCAGGCAAGTCTACAAAGAATTAATCCAAGATTTGAAAATGCTTGAATTAACTCGGGAAGATAAGTTTTACACCCGGTCCTCACAAAAAGGCGGCGGGTATATGGACTGCGACAAATGCAGCGTTAAAGAGCTTTGTAAGGCAGATTTAACATACCAAGGGTTACAAAATGTCGATCTTAGCTATAACATAGTTAAGAGAGAGCCTTTACTACTTCCGAAGGAATATGAAAATGTTTAACATTGATCGCATTAAGAGCTTAGAGCACCATTTGCAGCTTAAATACAGCGACACAGAATCACGGGGGGATCAACACAGGCCAAAATACGGAAAAATTTTTTTAGTAGACAGAATTGAACGACTTGAACGTCACATTAGCGAACTTGAAAATCGGCTCGAAAAAATGGCTATTGCAACAGCGGTTCCGCTTGAAACAGATTACAAAATGACAAACACCCTTTGCCCAGACGGTGTATACCGCCTAATTGATGTGAAAAAAGAATCATGATTTATTACTACGACACAGACGGAAAGGGCGCACGTTCAATCTCGGACGTTTTGCAAGCAAAACCTAAAGAAATTACGCGCATTGCAGTTAACACCTATGCGGAATTCGACCATCATGTCGCAAGCATAGCTATGAAAGTAACACCAAACGACTTAGTCATTCTGGACACCGTTAATATGCTTGCATCTATGTATCGAGGAGACACCGCGTTGGGGGTTGATCCGCTTCGGGATCTCTGGGAACTACGGTCCAAGATTATCGGCAATCAAAACCACGGTGCTGCGTATGTAGGGGCTAGTACAAGCATTATTCGCCGTTTGAAAAATTTGTTTCGCTGCGGTGAAGGAGCGCGAATAATCGTCACAGCTCACGAGGCCGAAAAAGAAGATCAAACTACCATCCCGCCGACAAAAAAACGAGCCCCCGACGTAAACCCGGATTTTCTAAAAGAACTTATGTCTTCTTCGTCAGACGTTTTTCGTTTGTGGAAAATACACGAAGACATTGCCGACGATGAGGGAACCGTATTGTTACCTTCGGACTCGCGAATTCTCGGGCTTCGTGAAACGACAGAATACGTTGCCAAGTTTGCAACACCGCTTGCCGATTCGTCTCGCATAAAAAAAGCACTTCCAAACCCAACACTGCCCAAATTATACGAGCACCTCGGCTACAAACCCGACTGGTTGTTAATTTACGGCTCTTACGGAAGCGGAAAATCTACGCTTGCAACATCGGAATTAAGGTGACGGGAATTCGCACGTAATAGCAGGTAAGACTTAACCAAAACGCGAACAATTACAAACACTGTTTAAGGAGTTTTTATGAGTGAAGATATTGTATATAATTTAAGTGACATTGTTGATTTTGGTACATCAGTACCG